TGGCGTCGCGTACGGCGCGTTCTGAGAGCATGAGTGGGATTCGCATAATCGTCCCTATGTTACGCGACGCCTGGAGCCGTGGGCATCTTCCAGACGTCGCTCAACATAAGGACTTCCATTATGCGCATCCTTGGATTTTCCCTGCGGGGCGGTGTATCCTACTTTTCAGCACTAAATCGTCTAACTACGCTAAATGACTATTTAGAATAGTTATATAGGCGCATCCACCAAACGCGGCGTCAGAAACAAGACCAGCTCCGTTTGCGTCTTCACCGTCGCCGTGCTGTTGAACAGCCACTTCAAGCCCGGGACCCGACCGAAGAACGGAACACTGCGCACGGTTGTGCTGTTCGTGTCCGAATAAACTCCACCCAGTGCCACTGTTGTTCCGAAGCCAGAAGAAACACGCGAAGTTAGTGACGTTGTGTTGATCGGTGGCACTCCGTTCAATGCGTTGGCGAAGTCTGGTTCATCCTTCGACAAGATGACGTCAAGCAGCACACCGGAATCATTGACGAACGGAGTTACATCGAGCGACAAGGCAGCCTCCTTAAATGCTATCGATGTTGCCCCGTCTCCAGCGGATTGCTGGTAAGGAACCTGCGACCCTTTGATGATCTTTGCTTGATGCCGATCGGTCGTGAACACGCGCGGACTGGAGATAACGCGGCCCATGCCTGCCTGTTCCATGGCATCTAACTCAGCATCCAAGTTGAAGGTCTTAGTCGCGATACCAAAGCCAGCCATGGCAGCCGGAGTTAATCCTAGCGGCACAGTGCCCGTCAAAATACCCGATCCGGCACGAATCGAACTTGACCACCGAACACCGAGGTTCTTCGAGTAAGAGCGGTTCACTTCAACGATGCGAGCTTCGATCATGACCTGCTTACGTGAGTAATCGACAGCATCTAGATAGGTCCGAAGGTCGGCTAACCGATCTGGACTCATGCGAGCAACTACAACCGACGAGTCTTGTTCAGCGTTCAGGCTTTCTCCCTGATCCAGCGGAAATGCCTTGATAGCATCAACTGACGGAATGTTTCGAACCTTTAGAATCGTGACTTTGTGGGCCGGCTGCAGAACAGGCGCTTGACCAGGAGCACCGGTAAACGGCTGCGACACTTCTTGTGCATTGTCATAGCGTGGGTAGGCACTGACGCGAAGATAGTTATCTTCTACTGTGTAAAGAAGCCCGCGAGGACCGGTTACAAACTCGATTGCATCATCCCACGACACGTCACGCATGCGCATAGTCAGCGACCCGGTCACACCCTCACCGACTACCAAGTTCAGACCGCGATAATCAGCGAGCAATTGCAAGGCATCCGAAACCGGGATTGACTGGAAATCGAATGTCAGAGACTGCGGAGGTTCATCGGCAAACGAGGCAGACAGGAAGACCGACAACAGAGCGGCCACTAGTAACTTGTGCAAAACTCTCATGTCAGCCCCCTACTCCCATCATTCCATTCAAGATCAAATTGGGCTTACGCATTGCCCATGTAGTAATTCTAGTCCCGTCTACATCGCAATAGGCCTCGGTGAAATCCTCGAAGTATTTGCAGTGGCCGAATGAAATATATCGGGTATTACCGTTTACATCAGCGATCAATGCAAGGGGCTCAGAGATACCACGGTAGTTAGGGTCAGGTTTCGAGGGGTGAACAAACCCAACAAGACGCCATGACTTCGAGACAGCAGGCTGGTTAACTTGCTGGACAGGTGGATTAACGACGTGCGAGACAACCTTGGGGTCTTCTGTTTTTGGAGATAAGAAACTACGAAGCATTGTAAAGCCAACAGTAAGACCTACTACAGCTAAAATGACATAAGCCCATAAGGCGTATGAGCGGAGGAAGCTGGAGCGGCCATCAGCTGATGATTCGTCACCAACCTCCCCCGTTGTTGATTGCGTTGCAGATTTGTAGTGTACAAAAACTTCCTTCTTGAAAGTGCCGCCAGTGGTGCGAACCAGCTTGGTTTTAGGAGGAGAATCACCAGTGACATTACCATTATATATCTCAGTCTTGTAAGTTCGCTTACCCAGCTTGCGTATACGATAGGTATATTCGACTAGAGTGCGCACCCAGCTGGAAATCTGAGCTAAGTCTTGCGATACAAGAACAACACGCATGGAGTTATTCTTATCATCAACGCGATGACGATGCTCAGCAAGCAACGCCTTGTCAGAGTGCTTTGCTTGATTGCTATTTACACCAGCTGGCCAGCGTCTCCAGCATTCATCGAGAATGGCAACCGATCCGGGAGGAAGAAGTTCAGATAAGTCATCCACTTCATGCCAATCAAGCGACAACTGCGTTATGCGGCCACCGAACTCTGCAAGAAGGGTATCGGCATTTAACGGTATGTTAGTAACCACATGCCTGTTCTGCTTCAGTGAAGGTATTACGACATGCTCGACAACACCATAGCTTTTGCCATGGCCGGGCTTGCCAACGTATGCATGGATAGCCATATATCAACCAATTATCGGAATACGACGAATGAAGAAACGAACAAGGTACGCAGATATAACCATAGTAAGACCCACGGGGGCCTGACACATATTAGCGAAAAACCAAACTCCAGAGGGAACGGCGGAGATAAGAGCGTCAGCGGCTTGAATTGTACCGACAATATAGCCGGTGCTTAGCCAAGAAAGTAGGGCATCCCAGAACCAGTTAGCCTGTGCGAGAAGCAAGTCAACGAAATACTGCAATATATCTTGCAGTACGCTTAAGAGCCATTCCCCGAAAGCAGTCATGATAACCCCTTATGCAGAAAGAACAATGCGAATAGCCAACAAGGACCAGACAAGCAAGAAGACGGCTGTAAGTATGCCGGCAACGTCACTATTGTTATATATCTCGCAATGAGTATCGAAGTTAATAACACCTAGATAAGTTTGTGCTGTAAATGTCGGGCAAGTAGTCGTGTTGGTCATGTTTCTAAGCGACTCTTGCAGCTGGAGAAGCGACTGACCAAGCTCGGAGTCATTCCATGTTGTTTCGAGGCCTATAACGTAGGACTCATGATGGAGAGCGTTCTGTTCACGATCAAATATAGCGTCTGTATCTAGGTCGCCCGGACTGTCAAAATCAAGTTCACCATCAAAACCGGGATCATCAGACTCACCAGAACCACCGCCATTTCCGCCATTTCCGCCATGCCCACCGTTGCCGCCATCGCTGCCAGAGCCAGAGCCATCGCCGTCTCCCACACCGCTATCAGAGCCAGAGCCGGGTGTAAGAGCGTCCCCTTTTTCAGGGGCGGTATATCCGATCTCAGAGCTGCATGAAGGATCGGCGGCATTAAGGCCAACAAAGTAGTTACAAAAACCAGTATCTGTAGAGCCTCTAACAAGGTAGCAATTACTAATGGCTGCTGACTCACCCATATAAGAACAGGAATTGTGACAGATACTAGTAGCTTGACGGACAGTCCATACGACATAGTATTTATCTCCATTCTTGGTTACAGAGCTATTTGCACCGCGACTCTCCAGAGTCTCAGGACACTTAGTGGCACCGTCATTCTTGACGGTTACAAAGTTGTTGAGCTTACTAGTGCCGATGTAGAAAGAGTATTGACAGCTGTAGTCAGCACCGTTTTCATCGCATTTTTCAACTTTGAACGGTGCGCGGTCAGGCTTGTTTTTCTCCATCGCCTTGACGTAAGCCTCAGCGAAAGCTTCAGGTGTTTGCTGAGAGCCAGCGGCAGAGCACTCCTTTGGGTTCGTAGTAGGATATGGCTCACCGCATGTCCATCCTGCATTTGCAGAAGTTACGGAAAGCAAAGATAGGGCAAGAATTCCCAGCGATGGCAATAGCTTATTCATACTAAAGTCCTGCCCATGCAGCAAACGCACAACCACCACCGAAACAGAACATGGCGAAGTAATAGAGTTGATCCATGGCATCACCCATATTCAAGGCAAAAAAAGGGCGTCCGAAGACGCCCAGCGGAACGATGGTTACTTAAGTACGGCGCAGGAAGCTAACCAGCATACCGCCGCCTTTACCGACAGCAACTACACCAACGACAGCGGTGCAGATCGCGACGATACCGGTGGTGATGCCAACTGCGTCGAACTTGTCCAGCATGGCGGTATAGTCGACTGTACCATCAGCAGCGAATGCAGAAGGAGCAGTAACTGCAAGCACAGCCGCAGAAGCGAACAGAGCTTTGATTTTGCGCATGGTATTTCCTTATATGTTTTTGACTAGGGATATTAAAGTCCGGCACCCAAAGATAACCAGCAGAACACCAGTAACCATTGTGAAACCGGCTCCAAAAGCTTGTCCCAGTAAGGCTGGATCAAGCTGGGAGACGTCAAAAGGAGGCGTATATTGCGCGACCTCCCATTGTGTAGAACAAACAGGGGTGCCACCCTCAGTTGATATCGTGCCTGGGCAATAGAGGGTGGCAGACATTAGGCAGACTTCGCTACTTCGACGCTGGCAATGCGGCGACCCTGACGAGGGTCAATCTCGAAATGAGCACGACCATCTTTGATGGAACCCTTGATGTCACACTCATAAGTACCGGGCTGCGGTACTTCAGACGGAGTTGCAGCGTAGAAATCAGCCTGCTGGGGGTACGGGATATTCGGCAGATGCACAAAACACGTATACATGCAGTATGGGTTGCCCTTGCCGGAAGTGCCGCTGCGATGAACGCCGGTTACTTCGACGACGATGGTGATATTGTTTTGCTTCGACATGGTGTTGCCCTTCCCTATTATTGGCAGTCGGAGACTTAGGTCCGACCTAAAGTGTGCCCTGTTGGGCGGAATCGCTGCCGTAGCCCATCCATTCTGCGAATGAAGGCGTGCCACGAGTGTCGCTAACAAGGAACCACTGGCGATCTGGCTTGGCCCCCTGCTCTTTTCGTTGGTCGAGAACCTTAATTGTCTCTGCAACTTGTTCAGCAAGTACGGGATTCATGAATGCCTGTACTTGCCGCTGTTGATCTAGCCTGCGCTGTTGTCCAGGTGAAAGCTGTGTGCCTTGGAAGCTGACGGTTTTCATGCTGCCACCAAGTGCAGATGACTTGGGCGACGATACCAAGTAGGCATTGGCAGTTCTCGCTTAGTAACTTCGCGGCACTGACGAACAAACACCGGAGCAAAGCGAGATGTGTCGCAGGCGTTACGAATGTTAATGCCGATGCGATTAAGTCGAGCAGCGTTTGTCTTGACTTGTGACTTTGAGAAGTCGAACTTATGGCCATGCATCCAAAGAATTGCTGCGGATGCAGTAGAGTTAGCAGCCTGCCGGCTATTCACTACGCCTAGTTCGAGTAATTTGTCTGCAATCGTCATCATATCCATGGCCGTAACCTGCAAGCGTTCGTCAATGGCAAGAAACTCGTCGTGTATCTCTGTAAAGCGGGCTTCATTGATAAGACCCCAAAAGGCCAGCCCTTCGCGCTTTAAATACTCTGCTTTCAACTCTTGTTCCATACGAACCACGCCGTTCGAAGCGCAGTAATCTCGAACCTGAACTACATATTCAAACTCTGGCGAGTCCTCGCCGTACTGACGTTTAATCTTAGGTAGTAAGTTCTGGTCCATTTCGAAGGCCTTGTCGTAAGCCTTGCGATACTGGAGGCGACCACCCTTACCATTCCCTTTCGGCGTCCAAGCTACAGTTCTGCCATTCGGGTAAAGGTATCCAATACTGTGTCCAATACGCTGAGACGAAACACCGCGCAAGTATGCAAGAGCGTTGCCTTCACCGACAGAAACGTTAGTCGTCAAATCAATGCGATGTATAACAGCGCCGTCGGCAACAAGATCACCAGCTTTACCACCCGAAGCTCCATCACGAAGAAGAACGCGAGTGCACCGCGTGAATGGCGGCAAACCATACTGAGCAAGTAAGGCGTTATAAACAGCAACACATTGCTCAATCGTCGAGAACCCAAAAAGGTTGTCAAGACGGCCAATGCGGCTAGGGTTGCCATCAACGCGGACGTTACGACCGGAAACATGGATAGTGACAGAGGTGCAGAAGCTTTCACGGTGCACGAAACGAGGCTGTTTAGTGCTGAGAACTTCGTCAGTATTGGCATCGATGGTCAGGGTAAACACGTCACACACGACCGGCAGGTCGTGATCGTGTTCCTGAGAAATTGTGAGCCAATCAATGAACATCCGCTGTTCCTAGCAATCCATTTCAGCCCGGAAACACGTCAATATCTGTATTCCGGTACAAAAGTGGCAGAATTGTAACCACGGAGGATTCTCGAATGCAAGACAAAATGTACCGGAATACCGGAACTGTACAGAATGACAGTGCTTACGCTCAGGATGACATGAGCCACGTAACCGAGAGAGCAATGACCATAGGCGCAAACCTGAAGCGTTTTCGGGCGATACGCGGCTTGACGCAAGAGCAGGTTTGGGAGGCGTCAGGCTTGAGTAAATCGTCTTACACATCGTACGAGGCAGGCAGGAGCGTACCTTCAGCCGACAAGGTTGTAGCCATGGCCAAGGTGCTAGGCGTGACGACTGATGAGCTTTTGCTTGACGCAGAAGAACTCTCGGTATCCCAAGACATGGCCCCCATTTTAAGGAGATTTGACGCACTGCCGCAGGGGATCAGAGAACAGGCAAAAATCGCCTTGAAAGGCGTGCTTTTCGGGTACGAGCAAGAAGCGCTTCGCTAGGCGTGAAAGTATGGAAGTCCATACCAAAGTGGGGGTGTAACAGCACCCCCACCCTGGCCCGCCTTCGGCGGTCCTGCAAAGTGAGCGTGTTGCTCGAGAAGATCAACGTCAAAAGCCCCTCCGGGGGCCCTCCGGGAGCTCTCGGCGAGGCCAGGGGTGCGGGGAGAAAAGCGCTCCCCACACCCCAGGCGGAGAGTAATTAGGCGGGGTGTGGTAAAGGGTTCGCTGCGCTCCGGGACTCCGTTTATCGCGACGGTGGAGCGCTGTCACGATAAGCCGGGGTCGCGGCCCTTGACCATTCAAGATCGGCGGCGTTAGCCGTTGGTCAACAGCGGAAGCGGACGCGGGAGGCATTGCCGCCGGGGTTCGCGCTACGCTAACCCCCTTCGGCAAAGCCTCCTCCGGCCGGTACCGAAAGTTTGCCCAGGGCAAAGGTGCCGGCGGGCTTTTTGGTACCGGAATTATATGTCTTGATAGTAGCTATGCACGAAGGAACAAAGTATCGCAAGAGCAGTTCCGGCAAAAATGGTGATGACGAACCAGAACTCTACCGGGCTAAGGCGGGTTAGTGGCTCAAAAGCAAGCTGATACAAGGTAGGCATTGTCAAATCTCCATGGCCGTTTGGCCTGTCTTTTCAAGTAGCAGTGTCGCTGCTGATCTAGCACCTTCGATAACCTGCTCAGCGAGTGCCAAGCGGCGCTGGAGATCAGCAACTTCACGGATCAGGTGCTCGTTTTCCTTAAGAGTCACCAAATAGTCCTGAGTCGCTTTCAGTACAGCCTTTGAGCCAGTGGTTTGAAACGTGCGTTGCTTGAGCTGCTCCAAGAGCGCGTCATCGAAGTCAGTGATCTTGATCAGCATTCAGTACCATTCCTTGTCATCGGGGACTAACTAGGTAATGGCTAATGGTACCATTCTGTATCGATAGAAGCTAGCTTTTGGTACCAAAAATTCATCCTGCAGAACAACCTGGTTCGGGCTTTCGGTACCACTACAGATCATCGATCAACTCAGCTATCGCTCTAAGCTTGCTGATAAGCACATCCAGTTCAGCGGATTCAGCGTCCAACTGGCGAACCCTAGAACGCAACTTCCGCAGATCGGCAACGACGTTGCCGTAAGAGTCTATCAGGGACTCAACAGCGTGCTCAGCATCGGGATTGCCGGTGTAGGCCTTGGCGTCGCGTACGGCGCGTTCTGAGAGCATGAGTGGGATTCGCATAATCGTCCCTATGTTACGCGACGCCTGGAGCCGTGGGCATCTTCCAGACGTCGCTCAACATAAGGACTTCCATTATGCGCACCCAGGCATTTCCTGCTCGATACCAACCCGGGGTACATTTGAAGCCACGAATCGCTTACAGCGTCCTCTCGTAAGATCGTTTAAGGAAACCGTCCTCCCATGTCCCACCATCCATCAGCAGACCACATCATCGACCTTTACGACCGCCATGCATTTACTTGGCACCAAAAGCGCGCCAATCACT